TTCGTCGCAGGCCACGTGGGGGCGCACGACTAGCGTGCGCTGGTGGCTTAGCTGGCCGGCGAAGCGGTAGGCCAGGTGCTCGGAGTTGAGCACGACGAGGTCGGCCCCGGAGCTGGGGAACGGGAGCTCGTTGTGGACGACGACGATCGAGCGGGCTCGGTTCTTCCGGGCCAGCGCGATCGCGCGACCGGAGTCGGCGAGGTGGCCGATGATGACGTCGGCCAGCGCGGTGCGACGGGTGTCCTGGCTGGAGCTGTGGTGCGGCAGCACCTTCACTCCGTCGAGCTCGTACGGTTCGCGCGCCCAGTCGGGGCGGGACAGGCTGACGGTGACGTCGTGTCCCGCCCCGACCAGGGCTTTCGCGAGGGTGTGCCCCATGACTTCGCTGCCGGCGGGGTGCGCCGGCGGCCAGCCCAGGGCCAGGAAGGTGACGCGCAGGGGCCTCTTCGACCTACTCACGAGCACCCGCGTCACCGTCGACTCGTCCCTAGGACGAGACGCCCGTGGTGGTGAGCTTCACGATGCGATCGGCGTCGAGGACGGCTGCGCCGGCGAAGGTCAGCAGCAGGCTTCGGTCGCGGATGTAGTCGCTGTCGTAGTCCATCGTCCATCGGACGCCGAGACCGCCGTAGGTCTGCGACGAGCCGGCGGACACTCCCTGCGGCACGCGTGGCGCCCGGGAGACGAACGCGAAGGCGTCCTGGTGATAGGCGACGGCGGTGCCGGCGGCGATCGCGTTGCTCCACAGCACCTCGAAGCCGAACAGGCGGCCGATGACCGCCTCCCGGAGTGCCGAGTTGCTGCCGGAGGCGTCGACGCGCATGAGTCGCTCGTCGGAGACGAGGAACGCCTCGACGTCCGGGGAGACGACGAGGTAGCGGTTATTCGCCGGCACGTTCGCCTCGTTGAGGGCCTTGCGGGCCTGGATGATCTGCTCGATCGCGTCCGAGCCGTTCGCGGCGATCGCCAGGTCCGAGGCGAGGGTGTCCATCTCGGCGGCGAGCACGTTCTCGGCCTGGATCGCACACGCGACGACCTGCGGGATGACGACCTGGGCCATGAAGTTCTCGACGTCGAACTCCGCGACCTCGTCCTCGATGCGCGCGCCGTGGTAGATGACGCTGTCGATCGCCACCGGCACGCCGTTCTCCTGCACGTCGTCGTAGGTGATGGCCTGGTTGCGGTCCGCGAGCGTGCGCGCGGTCAGCGTGGCGGGCTTGCGGACGGTCACGACGTCGCCGGAGCGGCCGTTGTAGTCGTTCTCGGCTGAGCGGTAGACCGTGTTCGGAAGGACGATCTGCCGGTTCAGCGCGGCAAGCGAGACGGACGCGATCTGCGTCTGCGCCTGCTTGATGTTCTCGAAGATGTTCGCCACGGTGACCTCCTAGGGGTCTCTCGGTGAGCCGCAGTCAGCCGCCGTGGCTCGGGGCTGTGCGGTTAGAACAGGCCGCGCGCCTTCAGGCGTGCGGCCATTGCGTCCGGGTCCTCGGCCGGGGCGGCCGGGGTCCGGGTGCCGACGAGGACGTCGCCGGGTTTCACCCCGGGAGCCTTGGCCGTGTCGAGCAGCGCGAGCAGCTCGTCGGCGTCGGCGGCGATCTCCTCCTCGGTTGATCCCCGCAGTCGCGCGGCGATCTCCGGGCGGCCCTTCGCGATAGCGATCCGCAGCCGCATCAGCTCCTCGCTGGCGTCGCCGTAGGCCTTCTCGGCCACGTCGGCGCGCTCCTGGAGCTTCTGCGTCTCGGACTTCTGGGCGTCTTCCATCTCGGCGAGCCGCTTGGCTGCCTCGGCGTTCTCCTTCGCCCGGGCTTCGTTCTTCCGGGCGAGCTCCTTCCACTTCGCGACCTCGTCGACCGGCCTTGCCTGCTCCTCGACGGTCGAGGGCTCGGCGGCCGGAGGCGTTTCGCCTTCGGCGGGTGGCGCGAGGGTGGCGGGCGTGCTTTCCATGCGAGCTCCCGTTTCGGGTTGGTCCGTCTCCGTTGCGGCGACGGGTGGCTTGGGGGCCTCACTCCTCGAGCGAGGCGGCTTCCTCGGGCGCTGGCACCTCGACCGCTGGCTCCTCGACCGTCATGCGCATCACGCGGTCCAGGGTCTGCGGGGACAGGCCATAGCGCTCGAGCAGGAAGCGGAGCGGCACGCCGATCGAGGCGAGCTTCGTGAGCGTGTCGACGAGCACGGCCGGGGACCTGGTCTCGGTGTCGCGCCAGAGGACCTCGGAGCCCAGGTCGATGCCGGCGGCACGGTTGCCCGAGGCGGTCATCGCCAGGCGCATCGCCGACTCCCAGCACTCGCCGAAGGTCGCCTGCTTGTCCTCGACGCGGGCCATGAGGCCGGCCTCCGCGGCGACGATGGCGTCGGCGGAGATGTTGTCCATGCCGCCGAGCAGGTAGGCCGATGGCACCTGAGCCAGTGCGGCCATGTGCCGGACGTCGGCGTCGACCGCGTCCAGGTACGGGCCGAGCGGGGTCTCGGCGAACTCGCCGAAGCGCACGTCCGTGTCCTCGGCGATCCACAGCCGCGACACCGCTGAGTTGAACGGCTCGATTGGCTGCCCGTTGTCGTCCTCGGGGATGACCAGGCCGGTCGCCCAGCGCTGCCGGAAGCTGCCGTACTTCTGCGTCATCAGCCGGTCGCTGAGCGTCTCCACGATCCGGTCCTGGATCGGCAGCAGCGGCTCGATCTCGGAGGTGTAGCGGCCCATCAGGTCCGGCTCGTTCAGCAGCCGCACCACCGGGGTCACCCCGAAGCCATGCGGCACGGCCTCGATGAAGCCCCACTGCTCGCGGTCGCGCCCGAACCGGTAGGCGGCGGCGGCGTCGTACACGACGGCGCGCATGGTGCCGTCGGGCATCGTCGCGGTCTTCACCGCGAACTCGACGGTCATGGGGTCGTCGAGGAACGGGCGCGCGTACATCGCCAGCGGCGACTCCCCCGACATGCGCGCGCCGAGCGCGGGGTCCGGCCAGACCACGACGAACGCCTGCCCGAAGACGAGGGTGTCGGTGTGCACGGCGGCCTGGCGCGCGTCGAGGCCGTTGGCCTGCCAGATCGCCCAGGCCTCGGCGTCGGACTCCTCTCCGTCGGCGACGCGGAAGCCGTCGACGTAGAGGCGCTGACGGATGGTCGTGACGACGAGGCGCAGCCAGTTCATCCTGGCGCGCTGGAGCATCGCCCGGTACTCGCGCCGCGCCTGCGGCGGCACCCACGGCAGCTCGAACTCGCCGCGGTAGTAGCGGTCAAGCCGGACCAGCTCGCCTTTCGTGCCTTCCCATTCGCTCAGCAGCTCCTTCAGGAGCGCGGAGGCCTCGCTAGGTGTGAGCATCGCAACCTCCTCGGGGCGACTTAGAAGCCGACCGCGCGGCCCGAGCGCTTGGCAGCGGGCATGGGCACGGTCTGCAGGACGTAGAACGCGCCGGTGACGGCGACGATGGGGGCGATGTCCACGGGCGAGGTCTTGCGGTCCCACAGCCATGCGTCCGAGGCAGGGCGCGCGACGGCGCGCTCGATGGCGGCGTCGAGCTGCTCCTGCCCGAGGTGCGCGAACGGGCCCTCGGCGACTGCGTCGAAGAGCATCCCGCACGCGCGCGCCAGGTCCTGGCCGCCCATCGCGACGACCTTGTCGCCGAAGGCCTCGAGCAGCGGCTCGCGGAGGCTGGACACCGGGGCGCCGGACGCCTGCAGCGCGATGCCGAGGACGCGGTAGCGGTCCAGGCGCTCGCGCAGCCACCCGACGACCCACTCGGTTCCGAAGTGCGACGCGACGAGCTCGACGTGCGGCGTGCCGTCGGCGCGGAGGCCGGCGACTGCGATCCACGACGTCTGCCGGTCCCACGAGGTGTCGACGGCGAAGGCGACCGGCATGCGCGTGTCGACGCTGGAGGCGGGGTCGCGGCGAGAGTCCCACGTGCCCCTGGGGATCGGTCCCTCCTGGAGGTTCTCGACCCACTGGCACAGGACCTCGGTGCGGAAGATGCCGTCCGGGTCGGTGCGCAGCGCGTCCTCGATGGCCTTGGCGGTGATGGTGTGGCCCAGCGAGGGATTCGCCTGCGCGATCGCGTCCCAGTCGCCCGTCGGGCAGCCGTCGGGGGCGCTCCACTCGAAGAGCCCGATGGAGGTATCGGGGTCGTCGAGCTCGGCCATGGCGACGCTGCGCAGGTGCGAGAGCACGACGGACGAGGCGTCCCCCGCGTTGGACATCCCGACGACCTGGGCGTCGTCCTTCGCGAGGGTGGTCTTCGTGATGGCGCCCCAGGCCTCCCAGGTCTGGTGCTCGCGCAGCTCGTCGAGGACGACCATGTTCCCGGACAGTCCGCGGCCGCCGCGGCGGTTTGCGGCCTGCACCTTGTAGCGCTCCCCGGTGGTCAGTCGCATGGACTTCTTGCCGTTGACCTGGACTACCTGGGCGATCTCCTCGCGCAGCTCGTCGACTCCCTGGGCCATCTCCACGGCCCCGTTCCAGCACTCCTCGGCGACGTCGAGGTTCTGCGCGGTGCCGAGGACGAGCTGGCAGCCGTCGAGGAACATGCGCCAGAGCGCGAGGACCTGCACGAGCGTGGTCTTCCCGTTCTGCCGCGCGACGAGGCATAGCAGCGTGCGGAAGCGGTAGCGCCCGTCCGGGTTCAGCTCGAGCGCGTGGACGAGGAACCACTTCTGCCAGGGCAGCAGCTCGATGCCGAGGATGTCCTGGGCGAAGTCGATCACCTCGAAGCCGCGCGTCGTCGACGGGGTGAGCCGGCGCAGGGGGGTCGTGAAGATCCGCGGGGTCTCGGCTCCCGTCACCGGCGCCCTGGCCGGAGCGGGCGCCCTCTTCCTGGCCCTAGGTGGTTGTGCGTTCGCGGCGCTCACGCGCGGCCCTCAGCTCGGCCAGGCGTCCCTTGGGAGCCTCGGTCTGGACGTTGAGCTTCGCTCGCTCGACGGGGTTCAGGCCCAGCGCGCCCATCATGCGGTCCACTTGCTCGTCGAGCGCGCGCAGCGCCACTCGGTCGCGCCACTCCCCCGACTGGAAGACGCGCACCCTGAGCGTGACGCGCTCGTCGACGGACTCGCACAGCATGGTGACGTGCTCGAGGTCCAGGTCTGCGGAGATCCAGCGATTGCGCATCGCCCAGACGCGGTTCCACAGGCGCGTGCCCTCCCGGCCCAGGGGCCGGGGCGGCTCCGGCACGGTCGGGTCGACGGGGAGGTCGACGATCTTCTTCGCGGGTGCCTTGGTCGTCTTACGCGGCGGCATGGCCCTCTTCCTTCGGTAGCAGCCACTGGTCGCGCACCGCCGAGGCGACGACCTCCATCATCCGAGGGGGCACGCTCATGCCGACGAGGTACTGGGCAGAGGACAGGAACGTGTAGTCGTCCGGGAACGACGCGATCCGAGCGAACTCCTGCGCCGTCAAGGTCCTCGGCTCGGCCCAGTGGTAGACGCCGCCGCTTGCCCGGACAGTGAAGCCCGGCTTCTTCGGCGAGATCTTGTGCAGGTCCCAGTAGCCGGTCTTGCCGGACAGCTGGAGGTAGGCGCCCGAGAAGTCCTTGCCTGGCCTGGTCAAGTGCCAGCAGCGGTACGCAACCGAGCCCGGGTCGAGGTAGTGCTTGTCGGCTTCCCGGTTGCGGACGCCCCGGAAGGCTTCCTCTATCGGCAGCGGAGACTCGCCGGCCACGATGCTCAGTGGCGGACGGTCGATGTCGTCGCGCAGTGCGCAGACGAATACCCGCTCGCGCCGCTGAGGCACGCCGCAATAGGCCGCGTTCACGAGGAAGATCTGAGGCCGGTAGCCGATCTCGCGCAGCCGGCTGAAGATCATGCTCACGTAGCCGCGCGCGTTGCCCAGGATCATGCCCTTGACGTTCTCCGCGATTGCGACGCGCGGCCGCAGTCGCTCCACGACGTCGATGTAGTCGAAGAACAGGTCATCCAGCACTTGGGCGGCCTGGCCCTCGCGAAAGAACTTCTCCCGCCCCCACGCCTTCTCCCGGTCCCCTGACATCGAGAACGTCGAGCACGGCGGCGACCCGTCCAACACGTCTAGCGCGAACAACTCATCCGGTAGATCCATGGCGAGCATGTCGCGCACCGGCGCCTCGATGAAGAGCGAGGGGTGCAGGTTGGCCTCGTAGTTGCGGCGCATCTTCGGGTCGATGTCGTTGGCGCCGATGACGTCGAAGCCGGCGAGCTTGTAGCCCATCGAGGAGCCGCCGCCGCACGCGAACGTCGAGAACACCGTGAGGCCGTTCCCGGGCACGGCGTCCAGGTCTGCGAGCCGCCAGCCCGTGCTCGTCTTCGCGCGCGTCAGCCCCACTGGAACCCGCACTCGGGGCACTTGTGCCCGAAGCTCCAGTCGTCAGGGTGGATCTCGTGGGTGGGTGGATCTCGTGGGTGGAGTCGAGTGCGGGGCCGACGGGGTCGGCGGCGTCCTGTCGCTGGAGCAGCCGCTCGATGTCGGGCTGCTCGTAGCCGGTGCCGATCAGGTCGTCAATCGAGGCGAGCATCGCCAGGAGCGCGGCCTCGTCGTAGACACCGAGATCGCCCGTGCGGTTGTCGGCCAGCGCGAACGCCATCGCGGTCTCGTCGTCGACGTCGTCGAAGGTCGCGGCGATGTGAGTCCAGCCGAGGCTCTTGGCGGCCTGCCACGTGTGGTTGCCTGCCAGGATCTGCCGATCCGACGCGCGTGCGTGAATCGGCTTGACCTGGCCGAAGCGGGCGAGCGACTCCGCGATCGCGTCGACGTTGCCCACCCGCGGGTTCCCCTCGAGCGGGAGGAGCGAGTCGATCTCGACCAGGAGGTCGGCAAGCGCCTTCGACGCCACCTTCGGCTTCACGCGGCACACCCGCACTTCGGGCATCGCAGCTCGCCGTCGTCGCTTGCGAGAGGGGCCGGGTCCTCGAATCGCTCGAGCAGCCGGTCGAGGTCTCGCTGCTCGTAGCCGGTTCCGGCGAAGGGCTCGCGCAGGGACAGGAGGAGGCGGGACAGGAGCTCGTCGTCGTAGCCGCCGAGGTCGCTGGTCCGATTGTCCGCGAGCGCGTAGGCGTGGGCGTCCTGCTCGCTGACGTCGATCACGACCGCCGCGATGGTGTCCCAGCCGAGGCCTCTGGCGGCCTTCCAGGTGTGGTTCCCGGCGATGATCGCGCGGTCGGCCTTGCGGACGACGACGGGCTTGCGCTGGCCGAAGCGGGCAAGCGACTCGGCGACGGCATTGACGCTGCCGCGGCGCGGGTTGCCGGGCAGCTCCTTGACGGAGTCGATTGGCACCTCGAAGGGTCGAAGGGCCTCGATGATGTGAGCGGCCATGAGAGCCCCTTCCGGCCCTTCACAGGGCCCTTGGCAGGGTGAGCGGGTGGGCGAGATGGAGTCGTGGGCGTCGTCGCCGGCGCGGCGAAAGATCATGCAGGCGAATCGGTCCCGCGACACCGGGCCCGAGATCGCGATCCGGCAGCGGCTTCACGCGCGCGGGCTCCGCTACCGCGTCGACGCGCGACCGCTCGAAGGCCTGCGCCGTCGCGCCGACGTCGTCTTCCGGCCGGCGATGGTCGCCGTCTTCGTTGACGGCTGCTTCTGGCACTGCTGCCCGAGCCACGGGACGATCCCGGCGACGAACGCCGGCTACTGGATCCCCAAGCTCGCGCGCAACGTCGAGCGCGACCGCGACACCGACCGGGTCCTGCGCGCAGCGGGGTGGAGGGTCGTCCGGGTGTGGGAGCACCAGGACCCCGACGCGGCCGCGAGGCGGATCGAGCGCGCAGTGCGCTCCCGGCTTGCCTAGAAAAACCTGCGGGCGAGGGGGGAGAGGCTGCCCCTCCCGGCTCCGTCCGGCCTCCCTGCCCATGAGGGGTCCACCCCCACCCCTGGGGGGGGGCGGCTCAGGGGCTAGAGAGGAGTCGAAGCAAGGCCATTTAAAGGTGAGAGCAAGGGTCGTGGACATCACGGAGTGGAGGGGATGAGACCGTTCGCGCGGCCGAGGTCGATGGCCTCGGCTCGTCCCCTGACTTCCAGGGTCCGATAGATCTTCATGGTGTCCTGGCGGATGGTCGATTCGCTGAAGGCCAGCATGCGGGCGATCTGGCCGTTCGTGAACCCCTTTGCCATGAGCGAGAGGATGCGCAGCTGGCGTGATGTGAGAGTGCTCTCGGGAGGGGCTTGGAGCGTCTGCTCGCCTGACTCCACCACGGGGAGCGGGAGCGGCGCTGCGCTTCCCGTCGCTGCCATGCCGTTGCTTCCGTGACCGTTGGGGCACGGCGGCGCAGTGATGGCGATGACGATGACATGCGCGGGCGCGTGCGCCTGGTCGAGCAGGGAGTCGAGGGTCGCGGTGGTGGCGCCCTCGAGGACGCGGACGGTGGGGCGGGGCACGGGCGGGCTCCTTGTCTGCGGGCGGGCAGCCGCGGGGAGCAATCGCGGAGGGGACTACCAGGGGCGGGACGTCGTGATGGCGGGGTTCGCGGGGACGGGCTTCGTGCCGCGCTGCTGATTGCACAGGAGGTGCGCGGCGCGGACGTTGTCGCGGACGTACTCGAGGTCGGGGCGGTACTTCACCGCGATCAGGTGGTCGCCGGAGTCGGCGCCGGGCTGCCGGCACAGGTGGCAGATGCCGCCTTCCTCTTCGATGACGCGCGCTACGAGGGCCCTCCAGCGTCGGGTGTTGGTCCGGCGCGGGGGGGCGGTCATGGCGGTTCCTCCTAGAAGGGCTCGAGGGTACGCCTGGCGAGCCATGGCGCGACGGAGCCGAAGGATGCGGCGATGTCGTCATCGTTGACGAGCCCGGCGAGCCAGGTCGACACGATGGTGATTCCTCCGAGCGGGATGCCTTGCCGCGCGATGGGGATCGCGGTGATCTCCCATGCGGGGATGTCCAGCCTCGGGATGCGGTGCAGGAGCGCGCGGGAGAGGGGATACATCTCCAGGACGGCCTCCGCGGAGCATTGAAGGATCTTGTGCTGGCCTAGTGCGGCGCAGATGGGGAGCGCGTCCGAGGGGACGGGCAGCTGCTTGTAGGCCTTGCGGACCACGGGGTCGAGGTTCCAGGCGCCTTCGAGCCACAGCGTGCGGCCGTCGCCGTCGAGCATGTGCAGCAGCACGGCCCCGGCCGTCAGCTCGCAGAGCTGCGCCATGGCCTCGGCGACCTCGTCGCCGGTTCCCGCTTCGGAGATCTGGATGGTGAAGCTCGCGTAGTCGCGCGCGGTCAAGATTGCCCCCCCCCGGGATCGGCCTTGACCGTAGCGCGGGGCTCCGACGGGCGCCAGCCCTTGGTCAACCTATGACCGGTCAGATCAGGTCTGGGCTCTTGACAGGGAAGGCCTGGAGGAGGAAGGACGTTGCGCGTCGGCCGCCCGACAGCGTCGGCGTCGAGCGCAAGCATAGTGCTGCTCGACGCAAGGGCGCAAGGGTCGGGCGATGGCGATGGCGCGCGAGTCGGTTCATGCGCGTTGGTCGGTGATGTCGCGCAGCCGGTAGAGCATCCCGCGTCGCGCGATCTTTCCCGTCTTCCCCCAGTGCTGGATCGTGCGGATCGGGATGCCCAGGTGCGCGCTGATGGCCTCGGAGTCGAGCCAGATGTCGGCGTCTCGGCCGGCGACGGCGAGCAGGCGCGCCGGCTCCCAGGTGCGCTGGCAGGCGCGGCAGTAGGTGTCGGTCGAGCCGGTGACGATCAGCACGTTCCCGCACTCCCCGTCCTCGACGATGGTGGGGCACGGCACGCGATACCGGGACACGCCGCGCTCGCGGTCGGCGTCCCAGCGGCGCAGGACCCCGGTGGCCCGGCGGAGGTGGTCGGCGAAGGACTCCAGGTCGAAGTCGACGTCGCCGGACATCCACTCGACCTCCGAGCGAAGGAATCCCACGGTGCCCGTGAGCGTGGACTCCCCTGCGCCGGCGCGGGCGAGGCTGGCCGGGCCGTAGGGCAGGAAGCCGCGCTCGTCGCGGACGATGCGCTCCCACATCTCCAGCATCTCCAGGATCGGCACGGCGCTGGAGGAGTCGCCGGGGGCGAGCTCGATGAGGGCCAGCTCGGGCTCGACGGCGTCGATGTTGAGCGGGGGCCGGGAGCCGCGGGTGGGGGCCGCGGGCGCTCGGCTGGCGGCCCCGGGTGCGAGGTAGGCGGCGGCGGCCGCGGCGAGGCGGACGATCTCCTCGAGGGCGCGCCCGAGCCACAGGCGGCAGCCGTGGCACAGGCGCCCGTCCGCGGTGATGGGGGTGGCCCTGCCTCGGGAGGCGCAGAGCAGGCACGGTTCGGGCGTCATCAGAACTGGGGCTCCTCGGGTGGGGGGGTTCGCGGGCTGGGCAGGAAGGCGCGGCGGTCGCGGGGTCGCCAGTCGCGCAGGCTGGGGTCGCGCTGCTCGGCGCCGGGGCAGCGGTGGGCGGCGAGGACGGTGAGGTCGGGGCGGGTGCCGGCCGCGATGAGGGCGACGGCCTCGCGGGCGGTCTCGCGGGTGCAGAAGCGGCGGATGAGGTGCTGCTCGGCGCCGACGCTGGCGATGGAGTAGGTCGGGCGGCCGGCGAGCCAGGCGAGGGCCTCTTCCTCGGGGCTCATGGCGGGGAGGTCGCAGCGCACGACGATGGCGTCCTTCGCCTGGATGACGGGGGCGGAGCACTTGCGGCAGGCGAGCAGCTGGAGGGTGCGTTTCACGTGACACTTCCGCGCCGGTTGCACGGTTGCCCGGTCGCGCGTTGCACAGTCGAGCCGGGGGTCATGGCCGCCGGTCTCGCGCCACGTGGTGGTGGATCGTGCGCCGCGGCCCCGTGGACGTGTCCAGGCGCCCGTCACGTATCAGCGTCGACAGGACGGACTGGAAGTCCCGCCCGGCGCCGGGCGCGTACTTGATGTCGCGGGTCGTGGCGCCATCGTTCGCGGCGACGAAGGACAGGATGGCCTCCTCGGCCCGCTGGCTGGCGAGCTCGCGGCGAGCCTGGTGGGGGTTCC